CTAAAAAACCCCGATAAAAAATTCGGGGTATTTTTTTGTCTGTAGGGTCGATATAGGTATTAATACCTAGTACTGACTACCTGATTGAGTTGATGATGAATCGGTAGTACCTACTGTAACTCCACTAGAGTTAGTACCAGTATTTGTAGTATCTACTGTTCTGACCTGTGCACCAGATTCTGTAGTTTCGACAGTAACAGTTCTATTGACCAATTCCTGTGAGGACGCAAATTCGATAGTTGGTACTGCACCGTAACGAGTAGTATATGTCTCTTTTTGTGTATTAAAGATTTCCTCTACTGCGTTCCATGTCATCTTAACGTCATCAGATCCAACTTCTTCATTTGGAGCATATTTGACTAATCGGTGATATTCTGATCTAAAGTCATTTACGAAAGTTGGCTTTAATAACCAAATCTGCGATTTTTTGTCATTTTCGCTTTTTTCGTATTCATAGTTAGAAACAGGATATGTCATATTTGCGACAATACTGCCATCTGACCTATAATAGCGAAATTCGGAATTTACCTCTAATCCTGCTTTTAGGACGATTTCGCCTTTATCGTTTTTTACCTCATTTGTCTCATAATGGTGAACATCGTCTGCACTGCCATATTTCTTCATAATATATGCATACAGTTCATGCTCGGACATTGGCCATTCTTTATAACAGTTGGTTATATTGTTGCATAGCATGATAATCCAATCAAACTGAGAATTACCATATACCTCTTGAGCAACTTGGTAGGGTTTTACGTCATTACCAATGGTATATTGCTGAAAACCTAAAACCGTGCTTTGTATGTCATCTACAAGTTTAATTCTTCTGAAGATGTTTCTAGCAACGACCCATGGTTCGACATTATTGGATCTTTGACTTTTTATCCTAATTTTTACCTTAGGTAGGTGTCTGAAGTATGCCATTATTTGTTTGTATCCTCCTTCTCACCTTCTTTAAGTGCCTCTAACCCTAATAAAGAATCTTCACCTACATCCAACTGCTTATCACCAGTTTTTGTTCCAGTACCATCCCAAGTGTCTGAGTAACCACTTCCACCTCTAAGTAGATTTCTTGTAATGAATGCAGTTTCATCAAAACTGAGATTTAACTTATAAGCAGCAGGACCATGATCTATCTTTTGTTCCTCAGCTTTAGAACTCATATCTCTAAGACTTGTATGAGATCCACCAGGAGTTAAGTTAACATCCATAGCAGTAAGAACCATTTTCACAGGGAATTGCATAATATATGATAAACCTGCAGGTTCTTTTAGTTTCTCCGTTCCACCATCGATTGATCCAGTTTCGGGTGGATGATATCTAACCATAGACACTTTAAAGAACCTAGGAATAGTTAGATATTGATTACTAGCACCATCCATACCTGGTAGCATGGAATCTCTTAGTATTGTGATAATACTTCTAATTTGATCTACTTCAGCACCGTTTCTTGGTACTAAGTCAAAATCAAAGCTATGACTACGATAGTTAGTACCTTCGAATACTGTCTCTTCGTATGGGTTAAAAACTCTTTGTTTAGTTAATGCTAAAAGTTGATCTCTATTAATATTACCGTCAGAACCTAATGCTTGGTTAGCCATACCGAAAGCACTTGCTATTGAGTTAAAGACTAACTGACCTGCTCCTGTTTGTGCTCCTGACTGTAGTGCTGTAGTTACTTTCTCCAAGTCACCGCCACTTGCTGCTGCATCCATTCCTGCTTGTAATGCACCACCAAACGGTCCTAAGGTTGCCTTATTATATCTTACTTGATAGTTCTCATTGAGAGAATGTGGCATATGTAGATAAATAGAACCATATATACCTGCTTCTGAGGCGGTTCCACCACCAAAAGTACCATATTGATCACCAGTACTACCTACCCATGTATATGGACTGGTCGTTTCTGGATCATAAATGGTTAATTTGAGATAATCAATACTCTTTGCTGGCCACCTACGCCCCTCTCCAATATCTTGATCGGTACTGTTAGGAGCCCTGGATGGAACCAATGGGTACATATATCTTTTATTACTTACAGCCATGGCTTACTCAGGGAAGTTCAGACCTCAAAACTACAAAAAATATAAAGGGGATCCTACAAACATTATTTATAGGAGTTTGTGGGAAAAGAAATTTATGCTATGGTGTGATAAGAATGAAAACATTTTGGAGTGGGGCAGTGAAGAAATCATTATTCCTTACAGGAGTCCTGTGGATAACCGTTTCCATCGGTATTTCCCAGATTTTTATGTTAAGGCAAAGACCAGAAACGGAACCTTATCAAAAAACATTATCGAAATTAAACCTTATGCACAGACTCAGCAACCGAAACGCAATAAGAAGGTTAAGGTGACTAGATCTTATCTTTCAGAGGTTAAGACGTTTGCAGTAAACCAAGCAAAATGGAAAGCAGCAGATGAGTACTGTAAGGATCGTAGAATGAATTTCTTGGTATTAACCGAAAACGAACTCAGGGTATGAGTATTTTTAACGACGTAAAAGATTTAGCGGGCGGTCAACCAAAGAGTAGAGATTGGTACCGTTCACAGCTACTTTATGGTTTACAGGACTATGATGGTGGTTTTAGGACTGGTGACATCATATTCTTCTCATACAGTCCACAGACACCATCACCTCCATTACCATGGTATGACAGATACCCTATGGTGCAGGTAACGGAGAGAGATACCACTAAAGGACAATTTACAGGTGGTAATCTACATTATCTACGACCAAACTTCCGAAGGTCAGTAGGTAAAATGTGGGCAACTGGTGCATATCAATATCCTATGCAGTGCTATCATAAATACTTTATGAATAGTGTATCTAATGCGAAAACTATACCTAGGGAAGAGTTTGTCAATTGGAACCCCTTACCACTCGAACAGTTTTGGATTAAAAGAGGTGGTTCTTGGATGGATATACCTAGCAGTCACATATGGAGTAGAGTTTAATGTCTGAATTAGTAAATCAGATAGTTGATGAACTAGATTATAATCCTAATTATTTCGAGACTTTTAGGGAAGCTATTGCTATGGGTCATTTAGAACCCGCACGCAATAACCTCTATGAGTTTAGAATGAACATACCTGTGTGTATGGCACCTGACCAAGTAGGTATTCCTAATCAAGCATGGTTAAAAGCAGATTCAGGTGGTAATAATATTAGAAAAAATATGAATCTGTTTGCACAGAATATAACAATCCCATCTAGAAATGTAACAACTTCAGAAGTACATGTACATGGAATGAACCGTAGTTATGCTAGTGGACAGTCACCAACAGATTTAGAAGTAAGTTTTATAGTAACAAAGGATAACCAACATAGAGCATTTTTTGAGCAATGGATGCACAATTGTGCTTCTGATGCAGATAATACTGTAGGTTTCTATGACCAGTATGTGTGTGATGTAGATATAGTAAAGTGGGAAAGTGGATCTAACTCTTGGTTGACTAAGATAGAAAAAGAAGGTGCCACAGAAAGAATGTTTAAGTTTAGAATGAACCAAGCGACTGCAGTTTATAGGTGTTTTGGTGTATTTCCAAAGAATATTGGAACTCTCACATTAAATAATGAGGCTAGATCTATTATGGAACTCACTGTAAGTTTCCAGATGGAGAGATATAGATTTGACACTATCAACGTTGATGGTCTTAAATCTTCTACACCTAAAAGAGAGTATACTGCTGCTGATCTACCTAATCCTGGAGGATTCCAACGATATGGTGTCTAAATAAAAATATCGTAATAGATTAAATTATGCCTTTACCCAAACTTGCAGTGCCTGACTATGACTGCGTACTACCTGTTAGTGGTACAAAAGTCAGTTATAGACCGTTTCTTGTGAAAGAGGAGAAATTGCTTTACATTGCAATGGAAACCCAAGATGAGAAAGAAATGGCAAAAGCAGTTAAGAATATTCTTAAAGCATGTACAGACTTAAAGAATATTGATAAACTGCCTACTTTCGAAATTGAGTACTTATTTTTGAGAATCCGTGCTAAAGCAGTCGGAGAGAAGAGTGAATTTAAAGTAACTTGCCCTGATGATAATAAGACTCAAGTTGATATAGAAGTTAATCTTGAGGAAGTAGAAGTAACAGTACCTAAGGATCATAAGAGGATTCTTACTATAGATGATGATATTAAGATTGAGATGACATATCCATCTCTTAATGCGTTTATTGACCGTAATATGAAGAACGATCCTACCATGGAGGACGTATTTGACTTATCTGCATCATGTATTGATAAAGTATATCAAGGTGATGAGATTTATGATTCCTTTACTAAGCAGGAAGCAATTGATTTCATCGGTGACATGAACCAAGATCAGTTTGGTAAAATCCAAGAGTTCTTTGAGACTATGCCTAAACTAGAGCATACTGTCAAGATCTTTAATCCTAAGACTAAGAAAAAGAGTGATATGAAACTGGAGGGACTAGCAAGTTTTTTCGGGTAGCGTTAATGCATGACAGTCTTGAGAATATGTACAAGACTAACTTCGCATTAATGCAGCATCACAAATATAGTCTTACTGAATTGGAAAATATGATGCCATGGGAGAGGGAAATTTACGTCAGTCTCCTCATCGCTCATATTAATGAGCTCGAGAAAGCTAGAAACTCGGCTAAAAACCAAAATAGAGTAAGTCTCTAATGACAGCAGTAGTAAGAAAATTTATCAAGATCAATCCCGTAAGAGCAACAGAACCCTACGGGAAACAGATTAGAGCTCAGACTATTGCTTACAATAGATTAGGTGGGACACTGACTGGTATTGGTCAGAACCTAGCTAATATAACCAATATGATGGAATTCCAGAATGAATTCCTCACTGAATCATTTCTAAAGAAGAAGAAGGAAGATAAGGAAGAAGTTGATAAGCAACTGGACGAAAGATTAGAAATAGCGGAAGATACAGAGAGAGAAGAAGATTTTAAAGAAGATCAGCTAGCTGAGGAAGCTCAGGAAGTTGATGAAGATGAAGAGAATAAAGAGGGTTTAGAGGAAGCAAAGAAAGCTCCCAAGAAGAAATTCTCTTGGATGGAGGCGTTTTTAAAACCATTCGCACCTCTATTTGGATTTTTAAAGGCTACGGTAGGGACATTTATAAAGTATAAGTTCCTTAAGTGGGTCGGAGATCCGAAGAACCAAAAGACTATGAAGGTCTTCTTCAGCTTCATGAAGTCCTTATTTAAGATGGTCTTTGGACTGGTCAAATTTGGTTCGAACCAGATAATGACTGGTATTGGTAATGTATTTGGTAATAAAGATCCAGGTCAATCTAATTTAGATAAAGCATTCGAAGGAATGTTTGGTATCCTCAGGATTATTGGGGGTATGGCAAGTTTCTGGTTAGCATCTAGGATGTTGATGCCATGGAAACTATTAAGTGATATTAATGCAATGAGAACCATTGGTGTTGCACTGACTGCAGGTGAGTCAGCAGGTGGTGGTCCTGGTATGGGTAATAGAAGAAATCCAAATAAACCAAAGGGTAGAAATTATAAGAGTTTAGCAGATCGTCTTCGCAGTACTCGTAGGAAACTACAGATTGCGACGGAGAAGTTTAAAAGAGGATTAGGTAATAAAATAAATCAAGCTAAGAACCTTGGTAAGAATATTTGGAAGACTGGTAAAAACCTCTTCCAGAAAGGTATGAAACTCTTCCAGAGTAAACCTGGTACTGGTGGTGGTTGGTTTAAAGGTCTTAGAGGTAACATTGCTAATATGTGGAAGAATGTCTCTGGTAAAGCGGGAGACGCATGGAATTTTATAGGTAAACAAGGTAAGAAGTTCTTAACTTGGGCTGATGACTTTGGTAAGCAAATGCTGAAAAATGTTGATGATGTTATTGGTGGTATACAAGCTAAAGCTGGTGCTTGGGCTAAGAAGATTGGTGATATTGTAGAACTTGCTAAGAACCCTGCAAAATTAGTAGAGAAGGTCAAGGCTCTACTTAATCCCAAGATGGATAAACTGCTTAAGCAGAATAAAACTATGGCAAAGCTCCTAGAACTTGGCAAGGATCCAAAGAAGATCAAGGATGCCATCGAAGGTATGATGAAAGGGGCAAAGACGAATAAGAATCTATTAAAACTTCAGAAGGGATTAACCAACGCCAAAGCAATGAAGATTGGTGGTCTTGATGCAATCATTGCTGCCATCTTGGGAGTCATTAATTATACAATGTTAGGTGAATCTCCTATCAATGCTCTTGTAAATGCATTATCTGGACTTGTGGGTTATACTGCAGGTTTTGCGATTGGTGCTCCGTTTGGTGGTGCACCAGGTTTCATTACTGGTATGGCAGGTGCTTGGGTTGGTGAACAGATAGGTAATGTAATATTAAAAGGTTTAGCTATGACTGATTTAGCTAAATGGAAAGATCCCATCATGAATGATGGTAGGATGATGGTAAGAGATCCTTGGGGTGGAGGAGGAAACACAGAAGAAGAGGGAGAAGAGATAAAGGACGAGACTCCTACAACACAGACTACAACAACAGTAATCCAAAGAAATGAACCTGCAATAATGACAGAACTCCAGTCTGGAGAACGTCATCGTATATCTAATGCTCTGTATAGAGCTCGTATTGCTGCAGGTTTATCAAATAATGATTGGGATGGTAACCCTGCATATGAGGGAGATATAGATTTAATTTTAGAATATCCTAATAACTATATTCTTGAGAGTGGTCGTGTTAAAGCACCTGCTCGTGACTCAGAAGTAGAAGATGAACTCTCATCAAATGAGAGCATAACTGGTGAAGATTTATCCATGAATAATGAAGATAGTCCGTATGATTTCTCTAGGGGAGGAGTAGTTCCATGGATAGAACAGAATAAAAGGATACAAGCGTTATTAGATTCACCTGCAGGTGAGAAAATAGAAGATTTTGCCATAAATACTAAAGATAAACTTGGTGGAATACTTAGTAAAATAGGTAAACCTTTTAGGAGAAAGACTAAGAAAAAGACTATAACCAATATCGTTATTGCAAGACAGCAAATATTCACTCCTGGTAAAACAGTAGGATCTGCACCACCAGCCGTTATCTATGCTGATTCTCCAATGATGTTATCCAATAAGATGAAGTAGTATGGCAAAAGCAAGACTATACAAAATGGTTACACCACCCAAGATAAAGGGTGGACTTACTATACAAGTTGGTGGTAAGACAGTTACTGGTGCGAGTGAGGGTATGACCTCATTGATAAAAGCAACCAATAGTATAGGTGCGACTACTAATAGTATTGCTATTATTGTGGAGAAGATGAACAAGACATTTGCTGACAATATGCAAATGCAGATACAACAGCAACAGGACTTAGCAGATCAAAGAGAAGCAGGAGTAGAGAAGTTAGTTACACAGAGAAAAGAAGAGCAAGAGGATTTAGAAAGGCAAAAAGATCTAGAAGAAGATTTAGATGCAGAAAATCTGCAGGAAACGAAACCTAAAAAGGGAGGAGGACTCGCATATAGTGCAGGAGAGGTAGCTGGTGCTGCTGTTTCTAATGCATTTGGATTCTTTTCAGGTATAGCAAAATTCATTGCTAATGCTTTTAAGACCATGCTTACCTATGCAGTACTTAAATGGATGGGTAATCCTGAGAATCAGAAGAAGTTACAGAAATTGATATCAGGTATAGCAAGAATAGGAAAATGGCTTGCTAAGATAGCTGGATTCCTAATCACTATGGGACTTGATGGACTTACTGATTTCATAAAGAACCCTATAAGTTTTAAGGGTATATTTGGAATTCTTAAGTTCCTCACTGCAGCAGCAATCTTCTTTGCACCTGTTAAGATGGCTAAGTTTGGTCTAAAAGCAGTGATGTCATTGTTTAAAGGGGGTAAACTCTTTAAATTAATAGGTGGAATGCTTAAAGGACTGATGGGTGTCTTTAAGGGTATATTGGGATTCATTATGATGAGACCCAGAGCTGCTTTGATGATTGGTGGTGCATTGCTTGCAGCATGGGGATTAAAGAAGGTAATGTCGAAGGATGATGAAGAGAAAGAAGGAGAAGATGGTGGTAAAAAAGGTGATAAAGACAAAGAAAGCTTAGATCCAGAGCAAGAGTATGAGCGTTGGAGAAAAAATTATGATGCTTCGGATACAAGGATAGTAACACAAGATGGTCAAGAACTAAAGGAAGGTGATGATGGTTTTGAGGAAGCACTAAAAGAGAGTAGAACCAAGTTCATCGAAATGATGAATAAGGCGAACAACAAAGATGAGAAAGCAATAGGTGGTGAAGTTACTCCTCCTAATATTACTGTACCCAAATTTGCAGCAGGTGGATGGATACAAGGACCACAAACAGGATATCCTGTATCATTAGATGGTGGAAGGAGTACCTCATTTATAGGTCATGGTACAGAATATGTTGCAAGAAAGAAGAGTGGTGGTGCATTTGTAGTACCATATGACACCCCTGCAACAAGAGGAAATTCAGCTCTGACAGGTAGAAGACAGAAAGAAGCAGCAGATAAAGGGTATGCTTTACCAAGTTTTAGTAGTGGTGGACTGATTAAAGGTATGGCAGCAGGTGGTCCTACACCTGAATTAGGTAAAATGAGCACCAAAGAATTAGTAGAAGCTGCTGCCCCTTCATTAATAGCGTTTATGAAACAGCATAATGAATTGATTGATAGTGATCCTGAGTTCTTTGGAAGTCATATGAGAATTGAGATGGACAGAGACGGTAAGATGCCTAACTTTGGTAAGACTGTTGCTAATATGAGTGAATGGGCATTTAATGAAGGTGTGAAAATGATAGAGACTAATGAAGCCATAGAGGCAGAAGTTAAAGAGCAACTTCTTAAGAAAATGGCATGGATTAGGAGACAGACTCTAGATAATCCTAACTTTAAGTCAGACTTAGCATTTGATCTTAATAAAGAGATACCTGGTACAGCAGCATATAGATTATACGAGAAAGCTAAAAATTCACCTAAGAATATTGCGATCAAAGCAGGAATTCCTCCAGAAGAGGTGGCAAGACTATGGAATAGAAGAGGAAAATCTGAGGGTGGTGTAGTACAACCTGTTCATTTAGATATGGGTGGTGTAGTACCAACTCCACATCAGGATACAAATGGAATGAGTACAGGTGATTTCATAGATGTTGATAGTATGGTGGAAGAGGAAGAAGAAGCAGGAAATGAAGTAAATGTAACTAACGGTGATCTTGCACCTATAAATCTAGGTGGGAGTCAGAATAAAACTGATATCACACCACCTAAACCTATATTCATTGATAATAAATATGAACCACCAGCTAATGATTTCTTCCGTACTAGATATGGAATGATGGCAGAATCAAATACCCCTCCTGTTGAGATGTTCTAAATGGCAACACAAGACGCTAAAGAATACAGATTGCATGATGCGTACATTGTTGTGCAAGATCAAAAGTATGACATTACAGGCATGATTGCTGAATTTCAGTGGTATGAAACCATAGATTCACCATTCATTCGTTGTGATCTCACTATGTTGGATACAGTTCAGTTTGGTGATAATCTATTTGGCGATGAAATGGTAAAGTTGTGCTTTGAGACGTATGCAGGTGTTAAACCTGAGAATAGGGGAAAAAGAGACGCACAAAGAGAAATTATAGACCATGATCTACAGATCTATCAGATTGGATCAGTATCTAAGTTGGAAAGAAAGAAAGCGTATATACTTCACTGTGCATCACCAGAAGTGTATATGAATGAAGCAAATAGAACATTTGGTGGGTATGGTCCTTATGCTCAGAAACCAGAGGTAGTAAAGGATGTCATAGTTAATAAACTTAAAGCACCTCAAAAGATAAAGCACAGTGAAGCAATAGAACCACATAGTAATAT